TCTAGAACACGCTAATTTTATAAAGGAAAATCAAATGGGACGTCCTCTAAAAATCGCAAAGGCTCAAGCAGTCTTAACAATCACAGATACTAATTCAAACGGTACAGTTACAGTTTCTGATAATTTAACTACAGCACCAACTGTTGGTGTGGCAGCAAACATGAAATTTTCAGTAGCAACAACAGTTGGTGGTTTAACAGCTAATACAACTTATTATATTCTTGCTATCACAGGTAATAATACATTCACGGTATCTTCAACACAAGCAAGTGTTCAACCTCAAGTTAGTCCATCATTAACAACTACAACTGGTCAATCAGTTAAAGCAACAGTTAATGCAGTTGATGCTTATTTCAATAACCCAGTATCTGGTACAGGTTTCCCAGCAACAAATGCCAATACATATGGTGTAGTTGGTGGTAATACTGCTATTATTGGTAAACAAGTATTAGCACAAGTTGCTATTGGTATCAATGGTACAGGTACCTTATGGGGTGACACTGGCAATTTAAATATTTATGGATATGGAACAGACTTTGCTAACACATTGTCAGTTGGTTCTGCTATCCAAGTTGCTTCTGCAAATATTAACGGTAGTACTGATTTTGTTAATATTGGTTTTGTTGGAACTAACACCGGCTATGTTACTGTTGCGGTTGCTAACACATCTGCCACTGGTAATTTAATAGGTACATCAGGTAACGCACAAACATTGTTTGTTGGCGCACCAGTTATATTCAGTGCAAATACAGGTGGTTTAGTTGCAAATTATCAGTACTTTGTTAAAACTATTGCCAATGCAGCCGCATTTACAGTATCCGATACACAATACGGTCCCCCAAAAGGACTCATAACCGGTACAACAGCGGCAAACGCTAGAATTGATGTAACTGTATTGGCTGCAACTCCTCCTGTAAACTTTACGAATGCATCATTTGTTTATGCTAATGATGAAGCAGGTTACATTGTTCGTCAAAAAGGAAAAACAAAGTATTTGGTAACAGGTGCAACATCAGGTTTGACAGCACAATGCTATACTGCTAACGTAGCAAATACAGCACTAACACCAAACACAATGAATATTCTTTCTACAGATGCAGCCTCTGCTACTAAGTATGTTTCAAGTATTAATGATTATAATTCTGAAACATTCCCAGCACAAGTTGCTCCAGGATCATTAAGTATAGGTACATTGTATACAATTTATCAATCTGGTACAACAAACTGGACAGCATGTGGTGCATCAAGTAATTTAACAGGTGTTACATTTACTGCTACTGCTACAGGTAGTGGTACAGGTACTGCTGTATTGAATACAGTTAACCCTGATGTTATTGCTACATTCAACACTGCTTATGCCGCTAATGCCGCTAACGGTCAACCTAACCCGATCGTTACTATTAGTAACGCTTAATCATGACAACTGGTAGAACTATCAAAATGCCAAAGACCGAAACTGATATCGCTGTACTTCAAGTTCAAGTTAAAAACATTGAACAAGATGTCAGCGAAATCAAAAATAGTCTTAAGGATATGCACGAATGTATTGACCGCAACGCACATGAAACAAGAGATATGATAAAAGAAATGAGTGATGGCAATACTAAGGCACATTTAGAACTAGGATCAAAAGTTTCTGCACTAGAAAAGTGGAGATGGATGATGATGGGTGCCGGTGTAGTAATAGGGTCATTAGGTTTTGATACATTAGCAAAACTACTAAAATAAAAAAACGGTCTTAGGACCGTTTTTTTGTAAGTGCTTTTAATTTCTTTTGCACAACATCAAAGTTTACTGTACTAAACAATCCGGGATGTAATGGTTTAGGATATTGATTATCACCTACCCATGCATATCCGCAATGTTCATAATTTAATACTGGAATAAATTCTTCATCTATTGCACAAAAAAATGTATGATATGTAAATGTATTGTTTACAAATTTTTGTATTGGTACTAGTTTTGGATTTTTAGGGAAGTAGCCAATTTCTTCGGTGCATTCTCTTTCTATTCCTACAAGCAGTGTTTCACCATTTTCAATTTTACCACCTGGTATACCCCAATTGCCCGGATTTTTATTATCCGTTCTAAGTAAGTACAAGAATCGATGTGTATTTTTGGCGTAAAAGAAAACGCCTGCTGATATATTATTCATATGCTAAAATATTATAGCATAAAGTAAATTAGATTACAATACTATAATCACCCTGGTCGTACCAACCTTCCCAAGATTTCATCCATGCACCCTGAGTATTAACATAACGATATTGTACACCGGTTGTTAAATTAGTTACGTATTCTACATTGGTAGCATACGCACTATCAAATGATACAAACCATTCTCCCATAGTACCATCATACTCAATAATGTCATTAGCATATGCTACTACATTACCCCATGCAATAGTTGAATCACCCTCGCTACCTATATTTTCTACGATAAGATAACGCATTCCGTTTTCTGCAAGAGGTAACCCTGCATTTGGTCCTGTGACTAATGGGTTAATCACGCTGTCTACAGGATCCAATGTATTTTGAGGCAGGGTATCCGGGTCAATACTGTAAATTAATAATCTATCATCAACCGGGTCAAGTACAATGGTACCTACAATCTCAGTAGCCATATATGGATTTTGTAACCATATTTGACTAATACCTGGTCGTAATGTACCATATACATTTAATAAACTACTCCAGTATAAACTTGTGTTAGGACTAGGAGGTAAATCTAAATCTTCATTATTTGGATAAAAATCTTGATCCGCTGGTAGTAACTGTAAGCTATTACCTATCAATAATAATTTATATCCATATGGTGTAATCTTTTGTCTAGTACCTAATAACAAATCATCATTTTGTATATCATCCAATGCTTTGCCAGAAAATATACTTGCAATAATCTTTTCAATAACACCCATCTTCTTAAGTTTAGCCGCATTGCTAATCCATATAGGCATGTAAAATTTCCAACTCATTACATCAATTGGGTTACCAGTACCTTGAGGAATAGTACGGCTACTAAATGTTAGTCCATCTTGATATACCACACTTAAACTAGTCCAGTCAATAAAATTATCAGTACTTTGTATTTCTAATGACGGATTAAACAATGTACCAAGTTGTTCAATTAATTGTAATTTTTGATTATAATTAGTTGTCCAAAAATCTACACTAATTCTTAATGTATAGGGTACTGGCATTAACCGTTCAACAGTAAATGCTTGTCCTTGCACTGTTTCATATTGTTGTGTTTCACTATTATAACTACGTTGACGAACTTGAATCTTATCAATAAATGTAGGGTCTTGAGTTCTACGCTGGTCGTATTCTAGTGCAGTAATGTAATATGTTATGAGAGGAGCACTAGGTGTATTACTAGCACTATTGTTAGCAATAATAGTACTTGCTTGCCTACTACTATCACCGTACATAACTGGTACACGAACAAGTATTTCATTACCTGCAGGATCTTTACCTTTAGTAACATACCAGTTACTAAATATTTTTCCAAACTGAATTAGAAATCTGCGTACTTGATTATCATAGAAAAATTGAGCCATTTAAATTACCGGTGGTATTGAATCTGGTGATAATGTTAAGATAGTTGATAGACCTTGTTTCTGAGGTACTGTTGTTCCATCTGTAGTTATTGTCACGTTACTGTTATTTATGAAGCTAGACTGTTGTGACAAATCTCCTTCAGTGAATCCTGTTTGCGTTCTTACATTTTTAGATATACGAACCCATATTCTACCATCCCAGCGATAAAGAATTTGCGGTAGATAATCTGTACGTAAGAAATATGCACCTACTTGTGGGTTTTGTGGGAATGCAATACCTGCACCAGTTGGTATACCATTTGGTGCTTCACCTGTACCATCTAAGTAACCTGTAGTATATCCAAAACTTCTTGGGCTACTACGTGCAATATATTGAAATCTAGGATCGCAATCAGCACGATAATCCATAGTATCAGGACCATATGGTTGTGTACCAGTAAAGCCAGGAGCATCTGGATTCTGATCGGCAGTAGCATATGTGTTATCTGCTGTACCATATGGACCAGTTACTGGACCTGTTGGCAATGCTGTTAATACTATTTCACCTTGAACTGGTCCAGAACCATTACCAATAAGTGTTGGTGCAATTGTTAATGTTTCTAAGTTTACTTGCCTACTAGTTTGTAATGGCTCAAACAACATATCTGTTGTCATGTCCCAAATACTTTGTACGGTTGCTTTTGGTATACGTAATATTGGACTTGGATTTTTATAATTAGTATTACGTACTATTGACACTCTACCAGTAGCCACAACCGGCGCGCCATTATTATTAGTTATTACACTTGTAGGCGGTGCTGGTTGATTATATTTACCCGACAGTTGGGCATTAGTTTCAAATTCACCATATGTAGGTACAATATATAATTTGCTTCTATCATAACCTGCTTTAGGTAATAATCTATCAGCCTCTTCAATAATAGCATTATTA